AAACCTCTGGTAGAAAGAATGCGATTTAGCCGCACGTTATATTTAGCGCCGAGGTCGACAACCTTTTGGAAGATGTATTCGCCACTAGAAAATTGCGTTCCAAAAAGGCTGTCAATGTTGTCGGTAAAACCGTCAAGGCTTGCAATATCGTCAAACGACGCGTCACCATCAAAAATTAAGCCGTCATATTCGCTGCTATAAACGACGTTTGTCTTTTGGCCAGGGAACTCCCCAGGTGACGCATCCTCGCGGTAAACCTCATAGTCATACTTGGGAATAGCATCTGGAACGTTGATAACAGCACTGCCAGCATTAGCACTACGCTGCTTTTGATCATTAACAAACTTGACCAGATATTCACCGTTCAACAACGGCAAAGTGACAGCAGTTGTCCGCGCTTCAACCTTTGCGATCAAAACGCTGTTAGGCCACGTTCCAGAGCCATCGGTTTTTGCGTTATGGCGAATGTGTGCAACAAAGCTTTCAAGCTTTTGACCGCTTGCTGTTGACGCCCAGCGAAGCACAACCTGATCGCTGCCAGTCAATTCAATCGTTACATCTTCAGGGTCAGGCGGCAGCACAACAACGGCTTGGCCGTCCGCATCATCGCTCGTGCCACCAACACCAATAACACGGTTAACAAAGGCATAATCAGATTGCTTGCGATCAGGCTCAGGACCAATAGCCTTTACCTCTACATACAGCCGCTTGTTTGGAACAAGATTGCTGGTAATGTCGATCGAATTGTTGGTTGTAAAAACAGTTGTGTAGTTACCGCCATCACCGATCTTGTATCGAACTTTAAACTCTGCCGTTGTTCCTGCAAGGCCGCGAGTCCATGACACCGTTGCACGATTTGTCGTGTTGCGACCGTCATCAACTTGCTGGAACGTAATGCTCAGGTTTTGAGGTGCGTCGGGTTTGTCTCCATAAGCAAAAGTAGGTGGCAAGACAAGGTTGCGATCAGGCTCTTCGACAATCCGATAAATGCCATCAATATGCCTTACGCCGACAATGCTATATACACCAGCCTCGCCTTCTGCAACAGACAGGCAGCGATACTTGCTTAGAACAACCGAATCGTTCTTAATGGCAAAAAGCGCATCATCCGGCGGCGGTTGCGTAAAAGGACTTGAGAGCGTGACCCTGATACCACTAACACTTGCAATCCCTTGAGTCTCAACCGTTCCATCAGCCATCACGACAGACAGCTTATTGTTGCTGCCACTGGGCAAAACTGCTGTTTGATCAAGATCAACAAAATCGCGTGTCGCTCCAACAACCCGACCGGCAAGTCGAGTAGCAAGGCGCATTTCATCAGACACCTCAAACACTTGACCAGGCAGAACGTTTAAGCCTTCAAGGCCAACAGAAAACGTGACGGTTTCATCATGCAGCTTTTCAGATTGCATGATCCAACGCCCCATGCGCTGGGCTTGATATTTGGACGTACAGCCAAAAGCAACAACGCTCTTTTCTTGTATGCCGTATTTTTCAATTAACGCTTGATCCTCGATGATAATAAAGTTCGGCTTGTAGAAGTTGTCTGGATCGTTATACCGAACGCGAATCCGAGTGCTACGAGTCTTAAGCGATGAACCGCTATAAGCAAACCCACCACCTACAACGTTTGAGTTGCTAAAAACATGGATGGCAGGGACGTTTTCATTGCCAAGTTCCCCGTGATCTGCAGCAATCTGTACGTTGTCTGCTTTCCAGAAAAGCATTCCTCGGAAAACACTGGCCATGTCCTGCAGGACGTTGTAAGCCTCAGCCTGCGATCCAATGACAGTGTTAATAGCAAAACGCGGCTCTTGTCCTTCAGGTGTACTGACCAGCTCATTGCAATAACGAGCAATATCAATCAGATCAACCCAGTTCAGATTTGACTGATCAATGAAGTCACCAGCGCCATAGCGACTGTTGGTGAGCATGTCGTAAAAACAACAGACCGGACACGTCGTCCAATGCGGATCTGTTGTCAGGCTGCCATCAAAAGGAATGTTGTCGTTGAACACAAGGCTGCCATCAGCACGAACCTCGCTGTAATTTGACGGAAGTTTTACCTTTAGCCCACGTACGTCATATGCCCTAGAAGGCAGTGTGTTGTATTCCTCTGAATCAAGACTTAGATATGCAAGCGCAGTATGCGGATACGAGATCTTGACTCGTTTACCAACAACTATGCTGGACCAAATGATAGTGTCAGCTCGCTTGCTTGCCAGCGGAGTGCGCTCTGGCAAATCCTCCAAATCCGTGAACTTAATTTCAAACGCATCTTCTGGATTGTCGAACTCAAGCTTTCGGACTCTAATGCGATACGGAAACTTGTAGCCACGCAAATCAATCTCTTGAGTTTCGTATTGATACTCTGATGTTGAAATGCCTTTAATTACATTTTCTTGGTCTGTATTAATTGACGCAATAGGAATCTGCTTAAAAGCACCGCTTTGATCTTGAATTTCAACAGCAAGCTTGATCTGAGCGAAGAACAGCTGTCCACGCGCCAAGCCTTCGGCAGCAACACAAAACAGTTTGGGAATCGTAAAAATTAGTTTTACAAAATCAACCTCTGAATCAGTAATGTCACGGATAACCTGGCCCGCTCCATAATTACGGCCATTCCTTTTGACTAAATTTGCTTGCGTATATGTTTCGCTATAGTTTTCGCCAACTTGCAGCCCAACAGGTTCAATCGTTGTTTGTGCGTCAGAAAAGACCGTACGTCTTCTGAATTCGCTTTGATCCTGTGTGCCGTCAGTCTTCGTAATAAAAACAGCCTGCTGTTGTAGCTGATCAAAGGTGACTTCTGTCTCGTTGAGAAAAACGCTTTTACGGTGATGCACAAAGCCTTCAATCGGCCCTTCGCAAATGGCGTCAATCAGCTTGAGATTGGTTTTTGAATTTAACGCCATGAGCCCTAGAGAAGATCGTAGCCGTACGCTTGCAACCTTAGCCTCGCATTCTTGTAGACAGCAACATCCATAATTTCAACAATAATTTTAACCTTTTTGCCGTCTCCAATTCTTGGCATTTCCAGCCTGTGCGCATACGTTACGTCGTCTGACTGCAGCAACAAACCTTGAATAGTTGCGGTTGCTGATGCCGCAACAATATCACTTTCGTCAGTGTTGACTTCTAGTTTTATCTGATAAGTAATAAAACCGTCAATCTTTGTAGATCCACTTGCGCCTGCAAAATCAAATAATCCTTTATCTATTTGAAAAATAACATCAAACTTTTTTCGCCTGTCGCTTCTATAGTATTCAAGACCAGTTTTTTGGAGAACCTCGCCCTCCTTTAAAGGCTTGTCACCATCTGGGCCAAAAACCTTATTGATTACCATTTTTTTCTCGTTGTTGCTATCACTTGCGTTGACAACCAAATTGTCTCCACCACGGCGAGTTTTTAAGCCTCCAAGGCTTTTCAACTCTCGCGTAAGTTTTTGGCCATTGACTCGCAATGTTTGCAATCCAGGTCGCTGAGTTTCAAGTTTCAACGGGTCAGAGTCGTCAGCAACTTCAACGTTGGCAGCCAGCAAATGTCCGCCAGTAATTACGCGTCCATAGATGACAGGAATTGTCGCACCCGTTCCAACAGTGTTAGCAGGACCAGAAAACGCATAAGACTGCTGCCCTGTTCCTCCACGAGTAATACCTTCAGGGCCAGCGCCTCTTACGTTTGTGCCTTCACCTCTAATTCGGTTCGCTCCTGCGTTGGCAAGCGTTGGCTGAGGCGACAAAAGCTGTGCTGTACCTCCAAGGATCAAAGCAACACCAATATTTCCTGCAGCAACAGACAAACCTAAAGCAGTTGTTGCCGTGACACCTGACGCAAGGCCAAATCCAGTAGCGCCAAAAGCAAGAGAAGTACCGCCTGTAAAAACCGCCGTCGCGACCAAGGCCGCACCAATCAAAATTGGAACGTACGGAGTATCTCCGCCACCACTACCTGCAATCACAGGCACAACCATCAATGGCTTGCTGCCAAATGGCAAGTGCAGCTCGTCATACCCCATCGACGCACCGCCTTGGATCACCTTGTAGCCGATGCCGTTGTGGTGCGCTTCAATCAACTCCTGCTTGAACTTGGGATAGTTGAAACACAACAGCTTGATCGCGTCAGCCGGTGTCCGCAGGTTGTAATACTCGTGCTGCTTGCCGTACTTCTCGCCAAGCTCACCTGCCAGCAGGACAAGTTGCATGACGGTAAACAGCTGCAGTCCTCTGCCAATAGTACTGCCGCAAAGGCTCTACCGCACTTATGCCATTCATCCGTTGGTGCAAAATCCTATCCCTGCCGACATAAATTGCTGCGTGCATCGGTGCTTTCGTTCCAAGCCTCATGATCAATACATCGTGCGGCTTGCGATCTTCAAACAAAACACGCTCAAACCCTACAGCCTTCGCATGTTTTAGGAATATGCTCTCCGTCCGCTCCAGTGACTCGGGCCTTGGGAAGTCTGGGATCTCGATGCCTAGCAACTGGTAGTAATCCCGCAGCAACGAAAAACAGTCTTGTTTGCCGTACTCCCATTGCCGCCCCATCAAGGGTCGATAGTCAACCATTGCTTGTCCGGCACTGAATAAACGTACCAAGGCAGCTTGGTTTGGCTACAAGCCTTGCGATCACAATCGCTGACAGGCGTGCCCTGCGGATGGGAATGAACAACGGCTTGTATTGTTCCAGCAAGCATTGCTCGTGCATAATCCACTGGATTGATCACAAAAGTGTTTTCTGGATCGGCTGCGATGTTGCGGCATGGAAAGTAACTGCCGTTGACCACTAAGCCTGCAGACTCTTTTGGGTGTTCTTGGTCTGCGTGTCGTACAGCTTCAGGCTTGAAGTCTTGCGCCATAGAACCCACCAAAAGGCAACTCTGCATTTTGCCCAAATCTGGCTTGGCAACTAGAAACACGCTTGCCGCAAATGTCGTTCGTCACAACGCCGTTAACAATAACTTTGTCGCTTTCAGGGATAGGAATGTCGTCGACTGTAAAACAAGAATCACCGCTGTAACCACACTCTGTCTGTCTGTATTTCCAAGGACAAAATTCCTCAACAGTGCGACGAGGCAACGCAACGTTTGTCAGATCAAGCTTAGGGGCCAGTTCAAACTCAACAAACTGCTGGTTTTCTGACGCAATCCTGTCGATGTACCACGTTTCAACGATCTTGGCGTCAGGGTCAGCCGTGTCGTTGAACGTCTCCATGATGAAACTGTCAGAGCCTTCCGTAACCAGCACGTCCTCAACGTCTTGATCTGGCGCAAACAATGAGCCTGCACTGAAGTTGGTTGTATCAATGAACTTGGCAAACGTGCGGATGCGTCTGACTTTTGCAGCCAAAGGCTCATACAGCGCAATTATGTCGCTGATTGCATTGTTGACGTTGGCAACACGCATCGTGGGTCGTGGCAGCGTACCCTTTGCTGAAAACTCAAAACCATCAATTTCAACAGGCACAGCAGAATAAGTATTGCCGTTAAACTTCAAATCTTCTGTCAGTCCATTTTTGCCTGCGTGATAAAGCAGCGTGAGATTGACATTGTTAACGGCTTCTGTTAGCTCGACTTCAAACAGATCAATAATTGCTGTAGGCGCTAGCTTCAGCAGTTCTTCTGCTAGAGGCTCAAACGCTTCCCAAGTGCAGGTGCCGTCAACCAGCGTTTGTGTAATTTTGAACGGGAAGGCAGGCTCTAAATTTGGAAAACCTGCGTAAGCGTCTGCAGTGTCAGTCGTACCAGCAACAATACACTTAAATGCAAGCGTGTTTCCTGAGGCTGGCTTTGCGCGAACAACGTCACCAACCAAAAACGCTGTCTCGGCAGTCCACTTGTGCAGCTCGTATGGATAAGCCATCAGGTCTCAAAAACTTGCTCAAACGTAGCGTCAATGTTGAACAGATTTGAATATGGCATAGTTTTACGCCAACTCTTACAAATCCATTTGTACGAAGTTGTGTCATCTGGCGGCGTCCAGCTAAAAGACTCAACCCCCTTGCGAGCTTCTAAAAAGTCTTCAATTGTATTTGCATCAGTGGCGCTGCGATTGTTCCAAGCTAACGTCCAAACCTTTGGATCTTGATTTATGCCAAAGGTGGCCCTCTGCGAATAACCAGATCCGAACTCAATCGCACGCACTCGCGGTTGTGCTTGCTTTGTTGCCCCGTAGTCAGGACTAATGCTAGGGAAAGTAGCCATTAGCTAAGAAGACCTCCAGGACGCTTTTGCTTAATTAGCTCAGCTTGCACAGCTGCGCCAATAGCTGAGCCTAGAGCTTTTGCACTTTGGTTATCGCCTTGAGCGCGAGTGCCTGACGCATCTACGTTCACAACTACATTTCCAACGCCGCCGCTTGATTCAACACCAAGACGACC